GGATAATAGTTCTACGGAACTCGTCGCCCTTGATCGAACAGTTTGTTGGCAGTTTGATCGGATAATCTTCGTAGTAAATACCAGCTTCAACAAAAATTACTATTTGTAAATCTTTAACCTTCTCACCGAACTCAATCTGTTCACCAACTTGATAGTACGCAGGTTTGGTCAATCTACAAGTAATAGTGTCAGAAGTGTCGCTTAGGCCGGGTGCGTAAGTAACAATATTAGCAAACGCATCTGAACTAACTCCAACTAATACCTTGGCTGGTAAAATGTCGTTGTTGTTTGGATTACCTTGGTCAACATAACTGTTACCACCGTTGCTGTGTCTTACAGTCCATAACCCAGTACCGAATGACGGAGTTGGTGCAGAACCAAAACCGTTTACAATAATACCAATTAAGGTATTCATATTGTAGGTTAAATCAGTAATAGCGCCTTGACTTGGTGCACCACGGTCACCGATCATGCCATATAGTGAGCTTGGCAGTGTGCCGCTGATATTAAATGTCTGAGTATACAGGCTTTGATATCTTGAAGCAGTTGTTCTGTTTAGCACCTGTACTGCTAGAGTTTTAGCATACTCAATACCGTCTAGTGTTTCTTTATACTGTGTACCAATGGCAATACTCTTGGCGCTGGTGTTTCTATAGTAACTAGTACCAGCATTGATAGTTTGATATGTACCATCTGTGACCAAGTCAATGGCCATAGCTTCAATAATTAAACCAACGTCTCTAAAACAAATAGCTTCGTCATAGTTGAAGCCGCCTTTGTAAGTTACATCAAGATATTTGACAGTCTCATCTTGTATGACTGATTTTTCATTTTGAATAGTTTGTCTAATAGCAAGATATGCTTCAGAGTAATCACCAGTATCAAGTGCAGGGTATTGACTGTCGATAGTAAGACTTTCGCTTGCAATTAAATCTTTGATAGCTGTAAACAGACTATTAATTTCTACAGTTGCATCGATCCCGTCTTCTAAATCTAAATCAATAAATTGTGGAACTTGGAACGGAGGCGACTGATAACTTTGCAAAATATTAACGTTTGAAATAACTTGCCCAATAATTTGTTGAGCATAGTTAATACCTTCTATGGTCTGTGTTATCTGACCAACAACTTGTGAGACTGCATTTATCCAATATAATTCACCGGCAAATACACTAGCCGAGTTACCACCGTAGGTAATATCATATGCAACTGCTTCAATAATGTATTTTAAATCTCGTTTGCAAGTATTCTGATTATAGATTAAATCTGGAAAGTTAGTATTAATCCAACCAATAGTTTCTTCTTGTATGAAAGAAATATTTTCTAACATTAACTCTCTAGCACTAGTTACACCACCGCCTAAACTTTCTGGACTAATATAAGTAACTTCGGGTCTTGACGATATTCCAATTTCTAATAGATCAATGATGATTTGGAAATTACTGTTGATCGTTTGCAGTGCCAGCGCATTGTTAATTACGGGATAATTTTCGTTAACATAGGCAACTGCCGCATTCCGTAGTGCAGTTCTATTAGCATTACCGCCGGTACCTAAAATTGCAGTACGAACGCCTCTTAGCGCACTTGATGTGCCGCTGGTGTTGCTAACATCAACTTCAACAATTGCCGGCGGTACGTTAACTTCTACTAGACCTTTGATAATTGTTATCAGTTCTGTGATGCGTGTTCTTGTGGCCACTGCATCTGCACCAACACCACTTACTCGTGAAAACGTTTGATTTCTATACTGTTTGGTAGTGGTTTGATAAACCACAGCCGGCGTTTGATTTTGTACAATAGACTGTGCTAACGTGTTGATATATTCTACAGCAGCCAATGTTGGTACTAATTCAGGTGCCGCAATCTGACGCTGTGTTCCTACCCAATAGCGTTGGCCTGCGTATACGCTGGCAACGTTTACACCAGTTGTATTATTTCCGTATAATAGATCATAGATAACAGCTTCAATCATTAAACGTACATCACGCTTACAAGTCTCTTTACTGTATTGTAGACCCGGGTATTCAGCAGTTAAGAATGCAATAATTTCTGACTGAATAAAATCAATATTGTTAAGCAATAGTTCTCGACTATCTGAATTTGATCCTTTAGTGACTCCAAGTACACTTGGTAATGTAGGTGTCGGCGCTTCGTCGCCCTGGATTAGTGCAATCATTAAATTAATATTATCATTGATAATATCAACGGCAATTGGTACAGCAACTACTTGACTTAGACCTAAAATACTTTCTTTTAGATCAGTTAGTACTCCGATTAGCTGTTCAAATTCAATGCCAGTTTCTGCACTTGGAAATTTCTCAGCCATTCTAATAGATCTAAAATTGCTTTGATAAACAACATCAAAACACAGCGCATCAATAACATCTCCAATATAGGCGCTTAAAATAGTATTACTGTACGAGAAATTTAAGATTGAGTCTCTTACAAATCTAATAGCGTCGACCGTTTGAATTAATTGGTCGCTTAATACTTTAGAACTGGATTCGTCATAATATCTAGTTGCAGCCAATACAGTATTATAAGTTGTACCTAGTACTAGGTCAAGGGTAACTGCATCGATCATTAGACCAACGTCACGACTGCACTTTGCTTTGTCAAATGTAAATGTGTTTACGTATTTGTTGTTGATGTAGGCAATAGTTTCGTATTGAATAAATTCTTTATTAACACGCAACAGGTCAAACGCATTAACATATCCGGTATCTCCACTGTTACCACCACTTAGTGTTACATTAGTAACAAGTGAAAATGTTTGATCAGGACCTTGTGTGTAGGCAATACGTTGACGATACGGACCAGGTTCTGTTTGACTGATTGTAATTAATCCTTCAGCTGCCAAACAGGCAGCCCCAACAGATTTATAAGCATAATTCCAAAAACGGCCTTCTTTGCCTCTTGGAGTTAATGCCTGAGTGTCGTCACCTTTAGTAGTAACAAACAAGTTAATGGCGCTAGAATATGTTGAATTGTCAACATAATATTTGGTTGCGGCCTGTAAATCGTCGGCTCCGTTGGGTGATCCAATGCCTGCAATAGCGCCTGGGTGGTCATTAAGGATCAGCGGCCCAGTCATTGAGTCACCGCCCCTAAACACTACATTTTTACGAGGTAGTGTTTCATTAGCTACATAGTTGCTGGTTAGGGTTGGATCATAATCGTCTTCTTCAATTTGGGGAACTAATGGTTCGTCTCTAACACGGAGAGCATCACCAATAAGTCCGCCTTGGCTTTTTACATAGTTTCTATCTGCATAGCCTTTGCTAATTGCTAGTTCGTCTAGGGTAGTAGTTACTCCTCGAGGTCCGTGAACCGCATTAAAAGATGCTACTAGATCAGAACTTGGATCTGGAACCTTACCAATTGGAAATTGATTTGAGTTTAACGGTCCACCAAGTTTTGGAGCAGGATCGCTAGCTGTTGTTGACAGGGCATTGGTAATGGTTACCTTATCCGGGTCAGTCACATCAATACTGATACCTTCGCCAGCAATCAGTGTTTTGGCTGCTAAGCCACTGCCGTCCGTTTTAGAAATAATAAGACGATTCTGACCGTAATCTGCTACATAACCTTCACCGTCTATAAAGCGTAATGATTGTGCATCTGATAAATTTGTTAAACTAATTGCACCACCAGCACCAAATATAGCATAAATTTCGTTAAAGTTTTCATTAACTTTTCTAAACGATTCTCTAATACTATCACCGGTACCATCATTACCTTGTACACCAATGTCGATTTCTTGACGTGCCATATTTTAAACTCCGAAGCTTGATCCGCACCCGCAAGTTGTTGTTGCGTTTGGGTTTTTAATTGTAAATTGTGACCCTGACAATTCCTCTATGTAATCAACTTCTGCACCTTGCAGATATTGTAAACTCATGGAATCGACTAAAACTTTCCATCTTCCAAGGGGTATTTCAAAGTCATCTTCGCCTTTTTCGCCGTCTAGCGTAAATCCGTAGCTGAATCCTGAACACCCGCCGCCTTGCACATACACTCTTAAACTTACTTCAAGATTGTTTTCTTCAGACAAAATGTCTTGTATTTTTACTGAAGCAGACGGTGAAATTGTAATCATCATAGGTCCTATGAGATATTTATCAATAGTATTTTATAACCTTAATGTAAATAGTTGTATGTTCCTACGTTTAGAATATCAACAGACTACACATACTAGACCTAGTAAATTAGGTTTAGGGCACACCTATACTCGACAAAAAACAATTGTAGTTTTTCGATGTGATAGTTGTAGCGAAGTCTTTAATCGAGATAAAGGGCAAATAGATTCTAAACGATTGAGCAACAATTACTTTCATGTGTGTTCAAATTGTGATGCTAAACGATTTGCTCAGAAGCGTGGCAAGGATCGTAAAAAGGTATGGGATCTGCCTGCATCAAGTCTAATTGACATCAGCCATATATAAATAAAACTCCAAGGAGGAACATAGAATGTTCAAGAAAATTGCAGAATTCTTTACAGGCAAAAAGCCAGAAGCAGCCCCAGAAGTACCGTATAAAGTAGAAGCTACAAATAATGCTGAGACAACTTTTAAGTACGAGGATGTTAAGCCAGCAACTGTAGAGTTAACACCGGTTGCCTATGCTGATATTGCTCCGGCAGCGGCGCCTAAGCCAGCAGCCAAAAAGAAAGCTCCAGCCGCCAAAAAAGCAACTGGAGCTAAAAGACCGCCTCGAAAACCTAAATCACAAGCCTAATAATTTAGCTTGTTCATACAAGGCAAAACTTGCAATATTTTTGCCTTTAGATTCACACATGATATCGTGTGTTTCTGTAAAACTTAGAGCCCACTCATTTACTGCCTTATTCCAAAAGAAGTTTGAATGAGCTCTGAGTTTTTGTTTTTTATGTCCAGCTTCTAACAAAGTTGCGTAGTCTGGTAAAGTGTTGTCGCAATGTCCTGATAACCATTCTTCACGACTAATAGAGTAATGCATGACAGGTCGAACACCGCGCCAACTTTCAATTATGCGTAAAACTCTATCGTCGGTTGGCTGAATATAGTCTCCTGTACGGACCCAGTGATGGTGTACGTCAAGCACGAGGGCGCAGTGCTTGGCAAGCTCAATGCTACTTTCGATGCCCCAACAGTTTTCGTCGTTTTCGATCGTGATGCAGTTTCTTGCTTCGGGGCTGAGTCTTGGGATAACTGCTTTGATACCGTCGGGGCCGCATCTACCCGATATGTGGACATTAATTTTAAAGTCCTGAAATTGCTTACCGAATCCCATCCACCTGGCCATATCTGCATGATATTCAAATTCCTCTATACTTCTATTTACAATATCTGGATTATCGCTAGCCAGCACAGTAAACTGACCAGGATGAAATGACAAACGAACGTTACGAGCGCGAGCCAAAGCGCCGACCTGGGCAAAGTGCTTTTCCGCATAAGCACGAACGTCTGATAAGCACCAAAAATAGCTATAATCGCGTTGGGTGTACACAGGAAGAAGGTCACTGCTAATACGAACCATTCGGAGAGATTCATCTAATGTACCTACTTTTTCTACAAGTAATCTTGTTGATTCGATGTTTTGTTTCATCAAATCCCATAGTTTGGTCTCAGCTACTTCTTTAGATTGTCGATTAAGCCATGCCACAGTAGTTGAACTAGTGTTGTACTTTTTACAGTCATCAGTAGGTTTAATACCATTTATCTGATTAGGTGTATCGATCCATTTACATGCGAAGCCTATTTTACCCATTTTTGTTTCTCTCTGCTTCCATTACCCGTTGTCTTAGTTCGGATGTTGAAAAGCTATGCCTACGTTGATTAAAATAAAATTTCATAGGAATGTCATGTCCTGTGAAATCCTTGCCTTGATATTCTTCGCCTAAAATTCTTACATCAATTTTATAAGAAAGCAGTATGTCTCTAAGTTCTTTTTCTGTAGCGTATACCACAACTTCATCGACATATACACATGCTTTTAGCTGTACATAACGTTCAAATACACCCTGTACGGGTTTATTTTTACTAGCACGGTCTAGCGTGGGGTCTGTCTGAAGCCCTACAATTAGATATTCACATTGTTCTTTTGCTTCTTTAAGCATCATAATATGCCCTGCATGAAACAAATCAAAAGTTGAACAAGTAAATCCAATTGTCATTACCAATGCCTTATAACGCCTGCGATTATAAAAAAGTTTGTAATAACGTATGTTAACACAATTAACGTCCTAATGCAAGCAATTCGGTCCGCTTCCGCGTCCGAACTGCCTGATTTTTCTCCTAATGCTTTAGCCCAAATCCGCCAAAGTTTATGCAAATAAATCTTCATTCCATTCACGGTGACCTTCACGATAGGCCATATTACTTTGAGTTTCACGCACTTCTACGCGATAGCACCAAAGACGTTTGCTTTCGCCGTCGCCCCACATGTCTGGAATATAAACACCATTGACATACTTGTACAGTTGATCAGCTAGGCCTTCGCAACCTAGCCTAGGAAGAATAGTAAGTTTAGCCAACTTACGCTTTTCCATTTCCTTATAAAAGTCTAACTCGGGATCGTCCTCTGCTACTAACAGGGTATGATCAAATTGACTTTCTAATATACCTTTGAGTTCTTTAAGACCTCCGTAGTCAGCGGCCCAATTACGAGCATCTAGGTCGTTAGTTCCAAAGTAGAACTTCATGTTAAAACTGTAACCGTGAATCAGATTACAGTGACTATCAGCTCGCCATTGCCTGTAGGCGCATGGGAATGAGTCGTGATATTCTTTAGTTGATGTGTACTTGTATTGTACGGGTTGTAGATTTGCCATCTCTAGTCTCCTTTGTAAGGTAGCAAGTTTGACGACATGCAGAGTTTATAAAGCGGGATGAATGACGTTAAAAGTCCGCTATATGTAATTATACAGTCTTAAGGAACAATGTCAACTATTGTGGCGACCAATTGCACCAAATGGCAACCAAGTTCCGGGATTGCCCGAAACTACACAGATCCAACCTACATAGTTACCATCGTGTGGTTCAGCATTCCAGCAAACGTCACCTTTGGTATAAATTCCAATACTTGGATGCTCGCTAGCAGAAATAAACTTCTTACCATTTAAACTAACTGGCCCTTTCACTTCTAAGTCGACAGATGTATCTGGACTGTTAACACCAATTGAAACTTTACCAAATAGTTTAAGTGGCCTGTTGACATTTTGATTATGTCCAATAACAATTTCTTGACTGCCTACCTTAACGTCTTCTAAGCCGTCTACTGTTACTTTAAAGTCTTTTGATGTTCTGATACCGTCATTGTTAACGGTTAGTATTCCGGCGTGGTTTATAGTTACAGCCTTCAACGTCATAAATTCAGCTTTAATATCGCCCATGAATCTAGACGCACCGCCTACACTTAAATTCTCAAGTGTGCCCAATGTAGTTAGGTTAGACTGGCTAATATTAGGACCAATTGCTCTCGGTGATATTGCTAGTTCTCCGTTAAGATAGTATGACTTGCCTTCGCCTAGATCAAAACTTTCTGAACTCCAAAGTCTTTCAGGACCGTTTCTTAAAATCAATTGACGAGTAAGATCTTTTGCTCTCCACGCTAACCCAACACCAAACACAGATACATCGCCTGGCTGTGAAAATACAACAGAATTAGCACGACCATCTTTATCGTCGGTAATAATATTTTTAGCAAATATTGTACCATTTACTCGTAAAATGCCGTTGTTAAACCGCTCGTGCCCAATTACAACTTCACCGTCACTTGTGATTGTTACTCGTGCAGTGTTATCTGTTATTAGATCAAGATCGTGATTAGTAAACGTACCAATTTGTGCTCTACCGTCAACGGGTGCGCCTAAGGCGATTTCTACGTTGTTTTCTAGTACGGAAAGGGTAGCGTTAGGGCGATCAGTATTAATGCCTAAGCGATTGAGTGCGCTGTTGAATGTAGCAAATTCACCAAGGTTTGTATCGCCGTTTACAATTAATGATCGTAAATTACCTACTTGTCTAAGACTACTGCGGATAACTCCGGGCCCTAACTCTTTAGCTGTTAGTACATCTGCATTATTAATCTTAAATGCTTTAGATGCATCGAGGTCTAAACTACCATTAAGGTGTAGTCGATTTCCAACTTTGTAAATTAATGAGGTAGAAGTTTTGCCATCAGTCCATTCAAGGCCCTGACCTTCTAAATTATTTTCTGAGTTTGCGGTGTAGTTAGCCATAGATAAAAAGTCTCTTTCGAGTATTTATCTATGGCTTACCATGTTAACTTGATACTTTAAGTAGAACAGTTTCTTCGTTAATACGACCGTTCATTTTAGTATCTGTAGCGTTGATTTCGTCTAAGAACTTACGCAGAGCTACTTTGTTAGCCGCTTTAAACTCTTTGAGCTTTTCTTCGGGCTTACGCAGGGTCTTTTGTACGCTTTTAAACTCATCAAACCCTGTGATACTAGTGCCTTTAACGCCTAGGGTATTGAACTCGGCCGCAACATACCGACCTAATTTACGAGTCTTAGTGTTAAAGATCCACAGTTCGCTAGCGCCAATAATGTCAGTAGGGCTGACACTTACAAGTTTCAAAGGCTCATTAGTCTTCATGTACTTGAGTTTAGCAACAAGTTTATCCTTGCTAACTGCTTTGGTCTTACGTGGAGCACGATTGACCTTGGCTTCTTGCATTAGCATATTGCAAGCTGATTCAATTTCTTGCAGGAAGGCAATAAAGTTTTTAATCTGCTTACGACTACGATGCTTGTAACCTTCTTTGAGTTGCTCGTCAGCCTCCCCACTAGCCAACTCATTTAACTCTGCAAGGTCGCGAGCGTAGAAGTCACGAATGATACGTGCATGAGCTGCCTTAGCACCTTTTCCTTTAAGCAGGTTAAGCATCTTAAATGCTTTAGGATCAAAGTTTTCAGGATCAACTTGGAAGGCTTGATACGCATCTTCTATTTCTTCAGTCATTGCATACGCGGCGTCTCGTACTCGTTCTTGGATTGTAGGAGTGTATACGTCTACCTTAGCTGATTCTTTTTCGGCGGCAGCTACCTCAGGGTCAATATCGTCTTTGCCGTCATTGATTACTTTGACAATTTCTGCCCGCAACCAAGCGGCACTGTCTCGACCTTGATTAAAATCAGGACGTTGGGCTTGCATACCTCGGTTCAAACACGCCGCCACTGCGCCCATAGTAGTGCCAACACGACTGTCTTTGACTTTCTTAAATGCTGAAATGTCTGCTTTAGTGCAACCGACACTTTCCATCCAACGTACAACTACAGGTTTGTAAGTTTTAATTTCGGACTCGAGACGATAGTAGTCCATAGAGTTTCGAAAGTGCTTGTGGAACTTGTCACTGTCCCAAGACTCACAACCTTCCCAAGTTGGACTAGTGTCCTTGATTACGCGAGTACGATGGGCAATGACTTGCTTTTTAGTTACACGAGTTTTGGTTGCGGTTTTCGCCATTTCAAGCTCCTATTTGTTTAACGATATGTATATTATAGCACCAAACTTGGGTGCTGTCAATACTTAAATTATCTTTTTGGACACGATATATTCGTGTAATTGGCTAGCCATTACAGCGTAGCCATTTTGGCTAGGGTGGGCGCAGGGTGTAACAAAATCGGTTGGTCCTTTGAGCTTATGACAATAATCATAAAATCCTCCTGCAACCAAATCTGGACGCCCTTCCATAATTAGTAGCATCTCCATAAA